CATTGGACAGGCTTACCTTGCCCAGGGTTACGCTGGCAGTACGATTACCTACGGTACAGGGGCGGTGTCGGGAAGTTTCTCGGCGAGTGCTACTGGGTCGGCTTTTCTTCCTGCGACTGGAAACGTATCTGGTTCGTTTAGCGCAAGTGCCACAGGTGCAGCTGCGCTCTATGCAACTGGTTCTTTAACAGGTTCATTTTCTAGCTCGGCTACTGGGTCGACATTTTTGCCGGCAACCGGAAGTCTTAGCGGTACGTTCAGCGCAAACGGAACTGGGTCTGCTGCTTTATACGGCAACGGCGCACTCTCAAGTTCATTCTCTGCGTCAGGTGCAGGGTCAGCCTTTGAGCCCGGTACTGGACAGCTCGTTGCCACATTTAACGCTTCGGCAACTGGAACTGCTTTTGAACCAGCCAATGGTTCGCTTACATCAGATTTTGTAGCTTCGGGAACTGCCACAACATTTATTCCTGCAACCGGCTCGTTATCGGGTACGTTCTCAAGTAGTGCCACAGGAAACGCAGCACTTTACGCTGTTGGTAATTTGTCGGGCTCGTTTTCCGCAAACGCAACCGCAACCGTATTCTTACCGGCACAGGGTTCAGGGTCTTACGACTTCTCCGCAAGTGGAACCGGCTCGGCGTTCTTGTCTGCCAACGGTTTGCTTAGTTCTGACTTCTCAGCAAGCGGAACTGGAACGGCATTTGAGCCAGCAACAGGAAGTTTGATAGCAAATTACGTATCAACAGCAAACGGTACTGCTGCCCTTTATGCAACAGGAAATGTATCTGGCGCATTTAACACAAACGCTAACGGTTCTGCTGCTTTGTACGGAAACGGTGCATCCACAGCAACGTTCTCTGCTTCGGGAACAGGAACTGGTGCTTTGTATGGACAAGGGGCTTCTTCGGGTTCATTCTCCGCTAATGCAACCGGGTCTGCATTTAATGTTGGTACTGCACAACTGGTTGCAACATTTAATGCCAACGGTGTAGGTACTGGCGTCATTGCTCTAAACGCAGAACTTGTTAGTGAATTCATCGCCAATGCTAATGGTTTTCAGATTTTTATTGGTACTGGAAATGTAAATAGCTCATTCTCCGCAAACGCAAATGGAACAGTATTTTTACCAAGCTTAGGCAATTTAACAAGTACATTTAACGCAACTGCAACAGGAACGTCATACATTCCTGCTCATGGAACCAACGTATCTTCGTTCTCCGCCAATGCAGTCGGGGCAGCTTTTGAACCTGCTTTTGGTAACGTAAATGGCTCGTTTGTATCAGAAGCTACCGCAACGGTGTTCATTCCGGGTCGAGGTCAAGTTTCGGCAGAGTTTTTTGCAAATGCAACCGCTACAACGTACCTTCCGGGTCACGGTTTGGTGGCTGTGGACTTCACTACCAAAGGAACGGCAAAAGCGTTCCTACCGGCTTCTGGCACCCTCTCAGGGCAATTCACTACCGTTGCTGTTGGAACATTGGTATTTCCACACCATCCGGGCTCCGTTATCGGTGATTTTAAGACCGCTAGTGTCCGAGGCTCATTTAAGGTAGCCTCTGTGACAGGAGATTTTGAAACGGCACAAGTTCGTGGCAAAGTCGAGATTTTGGTCGAGGTCTAAATGGGTTACAACATTATTGAGGGCAGTACGATTCGCTTTTACACAAGCCAACCGTTTACGTCTATTGACGGAACAATAGTAAATCCTGATGTAGTTACTTTTTCTTATGAAATTCAAGGGCAAACGCCTGTAACTTTTACGTGGACAAATCCAACTGGTGACCCAAGCAACACAATCGTTAATACGGATGTTGGTTATTTTCAAGCGGACATTCAAACTGCTGGTAATGCAGGTACTTGGACTTGGCAATGGTCGGGTCAACCTAACGGCTCAGGAGAAGATGAAACAAATACTTCTGTTGTTGCCGAGGGAACGGTTATCGTTTCCGTAGCTTCTGTGGCGTAACACAACAAGCTATACACACAACTTATACACACAAATTATTGACTTCTCAACGGTCATTTGCTACACTTTTTAATGGAGGTAGTGCAAAGGAGCAATGAATGTCTGAAATTGACTTATCAGAGTTTTATGTAGACAACAAAAAAAGGTGCATTGTAGGTAGAGCAATCGCCACTTTGGAATCAAAAGATGTTGAAAAAATTGAAGCAGCATTGTTGGAAGAAGAAATAACCAACACTTCAATAAATAAGTTTCTTAACAATCGTGGAATAAAAATTAGTGTCGATTCTGTTCGCAATCACCGATACTCTCGGTGCGGATGCAATGGCTGACCTTTCTGATTTTGAGCGAAAGCCAAGACACAAAGAAACCCACCCAACGGGTTGGGAACCATCGTTATCTTGGAATGGTAAAGACGGAACAATTACCGCGCAGTTAGATACTGAACCTGACGAATCCGTTTGGGCTGAACTGATTGCTGATTGGGGATTAGACCCAAGCCGAACAATGGTCGTTGATGGCTCATTACAAATAAGAGCTTGGGACTCTTCACGTAACGGTGAACTTGTCCGCATGAAGTATTACAGGGCGACCATCAAACCTAGAGAAACAACGGTTGATAGAGCTGACGTTGAACAACTTTGCAAACTTATAGAAAAGAAAAAACCATCACAAGAAATTACTAAAATTGGAAACTCTGCTTTCCTTGTATTGCTTAGTGATTGGCAGTTAGGCAAATCCGAAAATGGTGGTTCAGAGGCAACAACGAAACGTATTGTTGACGCCATTGACAAAGCCGTGCATCGTTATTTGGAACTTCAAAAATGTAAACGTGGTGTCTCGGATGTGTATTTAATTGGTTTAGGTGACTTGGTGGAATCCTGTGATGGCTTCTACGCAATGCAAACTTTTCAAACAGATCTGACTGACCGAGAGCAAGACAAAATTGCTCGTCGTTTAGTTATGTATGCGATTGATTCTTTTGTAGATGTAGGTGCAAAAATTATTGCTATGGGAGTTCCGGGAAATCACGGTGAAAATCGCAAAAACGGTAAAGCTTATACAGATTGGTTGGACAACAGAGATTTTGCAACATTTGAAACTGTCGCTGAAATTATTTCTGTTAATCCAGAACGCTATAAAAATGTAAGTATTCCTACTGGTGCTATTAACTCTGACGATTTAACAATGACTTTGGATTTGAAAGGCATACCAGTTTCGTTTGCGCACGGTCATCAGTTCCGTAGTGGTACTAATTCACAAGCAAAAATGGAAACTTGGTGGAAAGGTCAAGCTCTAGGTCGAACCGAAGTTGCTGATGCCGAAATACTCTGTTGCGGTCATTTTCATCATTTTGTATTAAGCGAAGGAACAGGCAGAACAGTGCTTCAAGTGCCAGCTATGGATGGTGGTTCTAAATGGTTTACTTCTACAAGCGGTTCAAGCGCACCTGCTGGAATGGTAACTATGTGCGTAGGAGCAGGAGTTGGCATACGTGGCTGGTCTGACCTGCTAATTTTGTAACGCAAATCATTTCTTACTCGAAATTTGCGCTCAGAAATCCCTAAACAGTCGTGAGATTGGTTGGGGATTTTTGTATTTGCTAGGGTTGAAAATCCTATGGAACTAATCTACAAATGCGAACAATGCGGAACAATCGTCAATTTACACAAAGGTGAGATGAGCAGGATACAATTTAACAAGCTACCGACCAAAGTTTTGGAAGCTAGCAATCATAAATGTCCGAGGAGGATAGCAGCATGAACAACATGGATAGAAACATCTGCCGAACTGCCGTACCAGCAATTATTGGTGCAGCCGTTGCATGGATTACAAAAGAGTGGATGACACTGCCTGCTAATGACTTGATGTACCTAACCCCATTAGCAACCACCGCCTATTACACAGCAGTACGTTTTCTTGAAGAGAAATACCCAAAGGCTTCATGGCTACTTGGTTGCCTACCAGTAAAGGCGACAGATGAGACCGCTACAAAGGCAGCAATACCGTTTCCCGTTGGTAACGAAAAAACGCCACCAA